CGACGCGCATGGCCGAAAAAATCGAGGCAAAACCGATTAACGACTACAAACATAACGAGGTTATTGCGGAAATCATCAAAGAGCGTTTGCAGGAGTTTTCACAAAAACAACTGGGGCTGTAACTGCCCCGGTTTAATTTAAAGCTGAATCGTTATGGAAGAAGATTATACAACAATAAAATTTTATACACCTGTGAAATTATTCACGGAAGAATTAATCGATGCACTCAAAGAAAACGGCTACATTGTGATTAAAGACGGCAGGTTTAAGAGATTCGGAGCCTATGAAAAGAAGGAATTTTTACGGAAATTATTCGGCATAAACAGGAATATTTCAGCTGAAGAATTACTGGAAATTATACAGCTGTTAATCATTTAATGACTATACAAACTTAATAATCGAACCGATATGACAAGAGAGTAACACTTATTAATCAAACTCATCGAAGAATGTCCGGAAGTCGTAAAAAATGTAAGCAAGGCAAACGGTCGGAAGAATCGGAAGAAAAGTATAACTCACTGAAAATTAACAATTATGAATAATAACAAAATTTTTATTTTACGGACAAAGAAAAGTAAAACAGAACCGGAAACAACCTACTGTATTGCTGTTTTCAAATTAGGTACTCCGTATATGGAGTTTATCCTCGGGGAAACGGACAATGACCGCGAATACAGACAAGGAGATCAAGTGTTTTATGTCTATGATGCAGAATACACATACGATCTTAATTATGCCGTTGAATGGCTGTCAAAAATAAAATAGTATGAAATGACATTATCGGATGAAAAAGAAAATGTACAACCTGCTATACCGCATCCGGAAAACGAACAAGGATGTGAGGATCGACACACGGAAACGCCTCGTATTTTTCGATTATAAAAACGGCGATACAATGAATGAACAAAAAATCAAACGTTTGCGGGATGAATTTAATTTTGAATTACAATCTGAAATCCGCAATTGAAAACAAATGATTATGATGCAAAAAACTTGGCAGGCAATCTGCGAGATAATCAATACAGCAGATGCAAAGTTGGAAGAATTTATGTTATCGGCGGGATTGTCCACCCTGCAGATAAATAAATTGAACAAATTTATAAAAGAGTGGAACAATCTTAAAAAATCGGCCGATTCATTCGACCAATTTTTAACACCTGTATCTCCGATAGAAGTTGAATATCCGTTTGAACAGGATGATTTCAAATACACATGGAAGATATGGAAAGAATATCTTCGGGAGCAACACGGCATATACATCCGTTCCCGCGCCGAACAACAATCCCTGCTTTATTTGAATGAAATATCCGAAGGAAATGCAGATAAAGCCGTGTGTTATCTCAGATATGCCATGGCATTCACGTATAGATTCTTTTTTAAAGTAGAGAAAAAAGATACTGTAAATCCGCCAAACAACAACAACAATGACAGCGATTTCTAAAATATCCGAAGCAATAAAAATGAATCTACCTGTAAATCCGGTAGAACAGGCACATCGGGATAAAATGGAACAGCAAAAAACAAAATTGCTTGCATACAAAAGTCTGGTAGAAATGACATTCGATCAATTCACATCCCTTATATACATGAGGGCTTGTGAGATAATGCTGGAAAGAGGAATTGACAAGCCTTTTGTTTTCGATAAAAACAACACTCCGGTAGTTCAACAACTTTATCTGTATTTTACCAACAATCCGAAATGCATTTACAACTTGAATGCCGGCATCATAATGGGAGGAAAAGTCGGATGCGGAAAATCTTTACTCATGTTGTCGTTTATTGATCTGATGAATAAATATTCGAGATATAAGACGAAAATTATTCATGCGAAGGAACTGATGAATTTGATTAAAAGTGAAGGAATAACCGGCCTGTCTTCCCGACCGTTATTTATTGATGAATTAGGACGTGAAGAAAGTACGGTGAAAGATTTCGGTTCTATTGTAAAACCGGTTACAGACTTGTTTTCAATACGGTATGAAAAAGGCGGACGGACTTACGCCACAACAAACTTCAAGTACGATACATTAGAGACATATTACGGAGAATTTATAATCAGCCGTATGCAGGAAATGATGAATTATGTGGTATTGCCAGGAGAATCCCGTCGGGTTAATAATGGCATAAGATGAGCAAAAGATTTAAAGAAACAACCATTCCCAAATCAGCATCAAACCGGGTGCAATTAGTAAAGGAATTTTTAGATCGGCATTATGAAATCAAGATTAATACATTCGATCGGACAAAGATTTTTATCAAATCCAAAACAAAAGAGTATTCCGAGGAAATCAGTATAGAGGATATATCCCTTCACATGCTTGAGGATGGAATTGCCGGATGTGATTCCATCCTCAAAAAAATTATAACATCTCCCAATCAAGTTATTCCGTTTAATCCGATAGAAGATTATTTCAATGCCCGGAAAGGAACTTACAGAGGAGAATCTCAAATCGACAAACTTACAGGGTATTTAAAGGCAAAGGATTACGGGGATAAACCCGACGGATATTATCAGGAACGATTAAAATACACTTTAAAGAAATGGCTTGTGGCTGCCGTTGCATGTGCTACGGGGAAAAAAGAAAATGACGTAATGTTTGTGGTAGTAAACAATGAAGAAGGAATCGGTAAGTCTACCTTACTTGAATTCTTTATTCCACAGGAACTGAGAGGGTATTATACAAAATCGGTGAAGGATATGAATTATGCCGATATGTTTACATCCAATCTGCTTATAAATTTCGATGAAATGACGGGGCTTACAAAATCAACCTCTGAAGTATTCAAAAATATATTGTCATCAAAAAACATCAATGTGAGCAAACGGTTCACAACCACAAAAAAAAGATACGCATCCGCTTGCGGGACATCAAATAAAGATGCCGAGCATGGAGGCTTTCTTTCTCCCGATATGGGTATGCGGCGTTTTGCCGTCAATCACATAGATTCAATCAATTGGGAGTATTCAAAGTCGGTAGATACGGATCAGTTATGGTCTGAAGCGGTAATGCTCATGGACAACCAATTCGATTATGTATGGAATCCCGATGATTTCAAGGAGTTTGCCGAATATAATTCCCGATTCATTATTCAGACATCTTCCTATAAACTCATTAAAGAATATTACCGCTTACCTGAAGCCGGAGAAGATGAAGAAACGGTATTTAAAATGCCCATGGAAATTCTCCGGGATCTTCGTCAGGCCCGAAAAATAAACAGTTCGATGACAACCGTTTCAGATGTCAATATCGGAATTGCTTTAAAACAACTGGGATATACCCGTTTCGGAAAAAAGAATAACGGTACAACCCGTTACGGATACAATGTAATCCCCTTATTTTAAGCTACATACATAATAATTTATTATGTTATATTACAATATTATCATTGTAATATATAAAAACAATACGTCAAAATAAAAATATAAAATTCGGTTACAACCTTACAACATTTGTAAAAAATAGTTATAATAATTTGATATATAAATAGTTAAAGGTTGTAATCATTGAATAAAATTTCACTTACAACCTGCTTACAACCTGTTACAACCTCAAAAAGCTTACAACCTGTTTTTAGGATATAACTATTTAATTATTAGATAGATGCATTGAGGTTGAAGGTTGTAAGCAAGTATGACAATTTTTTTTGAATTATACTAAAAAACGATATTATTGACCTTCCTGTTTTCGGAAAATAGAATAAAATTTGTGTATGGAAAACAATATGACAGTTGATGTACGTATTCATTCTACAATAAAAGAGTTTATTATGAGTACAAATCCGAATGAGCCGAAAGATTTGCTTGTTCCTAAAAGATATGATTGGCTTTGGCTCTTAATAAAGCAAAATCTTACAACTGTTCCCGGTAACTATACTCCTCTTTCAGAAGAGGACAGGAAAGATTATATTCGAATATCGCTGCTTGATGCGTCAGGGAGTAAGGTATATGTCCGTAACCGGTCAAAATTTAAAAATTTGCTGAATCCTCATAAAGTATATATAAATACGATGTTTCGATCTTATCTTACCGATTCGGGACAAAATGAAATAGCCAATCATCTGAGGCGTATTTTTAAAGAGAAGCTTCATACTTTTGTACAAGGAGCTGTATATGCCAATCCGAAATTGGAACAAAAGGAAGCAATTATCATGTTTTGTGAAATATACAAAATAGAATTCAATGAAATCTCTTACGATATGCTTCGAAAATCATGGGATCGAAGCAATGCAAAAAAAATAATTCGGAATTCCAAATTTTCTTTTTGTCCGATTTTACTGTAAAAACAGTCGTGATGATGTCCCATAAAAAAAGTGTTTTTTTGACAAAAAAGTAGTCGTGATGATGTCCCATAAAAAACTAAGAAAAAATGACAAAAATAATTTGTAAAAAAATAGAATATGTGTTTTTACACGGAGTAAAATTTATGTATGAAAATACGGTGACATTAAAACAAGGTTATGCTTTTGCAACCATCCTTACCCAGAATAAACCGGTTTATAAATGCGAATTAAGTAAAACCGATGCAGGAGAACTTATGGAAGAAATCATCGAATTTGAAACAAAGTACAACGAAAAGGAGGGGTTAATGCTCTATTCATATTTAAGTGTAATAATCCGGTACCATACCGATAAAGGTATTTATATTTTGGGAAATACGGAATATCCCGCTAAAATTACTTACTCACACGACAGGGTGAAGATAAACTATTCCGTCACCTCAAAGTCTGTTCCGGGATACTCAAATTTTTGATTTTTAGCCCGGTGTTACATTCGGGCTTTTCTTTTAGTCCTTTACAAACTTTCAACATCATTGTAATATTGTGCTAAAATATATAATGATGCATGAAGCGTTACTTCTCCAAGAACTAAGAAGTTCCCGATTGATGATTCATTCAAGCGGGTATGAAACATTGTCATTAATCGCGAATTCAATTATATCCGGAACTTACAAAGTCGATAGAAAAGATAATCTTATTTCTTCTCATTTCGGAGATATCTATTTTGAAGAAGATGAAAACGGCAATCCCGTCAATCCTTTTGATAATTGGAAGTCGGGATCGATTGCGGTTATCCCTTTGACAGGGATTATGTTTAAATACGGATACTGGTGGAAATACGGTGTTGATGACATTGCCGACATTATTCGCATGGCTTATCAATCAGAAAAAATTTCATCCGTTTTGATAAAAGCAGATACTCCCGGAGGTGCCGCAGATTCTTTGTATGTGATCGAAGATATTCTCAAAAACAAATTGAAACCTACCTATATGTTGACAGACGGTATGTTATGCTCCTGCGGGTACATTGCAGGCAGTTTTTGTGATAAGATTTACGCTCTCAATAAAATGTGCAAAGTCGGAAGTATCGGCGTATTTGCCCGTCTGGTATTTTATAAAAATGACGAGAAATCAGGATATCAAATAAAAGATGTGTATCCGGATGCATCTTCTTTTAAAAATCTGCCGGAACGTGAAGCTGCTGAGGATAATGATCAATTGCTGAAAGATGAACTGCAAAAGTTAGCTTTACATTTTCAGGATATTGTCAAAGAGAATCGTCCGAAACTCGATGTCGGGATAGAAGGAATTATATCGGGAAAGGTATTTTATGCTTATGAAGGAGCCGAATATGGCCTGATCGACGGCATTAAAAGTTACCGGGAGGTTATAGCCGAATTGACAACAATTACAGAAACAAGGAAAAAAATTATATCATTCATTTAAAATTTTAATTACAATGAACAAACGAGCAAAAGAACGTTCAAAAGGCATTTTGGGTTTTTTGGGATTTAATACCAAAGAAAAAGCCGATAAAATGACAAATCAGGATTGGGAGAAATTCAATAATTCCTATAAAGAAAAATACGGAATTTCATTTACGGAAGATTTGGAGAAACCCGATGAGAATGAACCGCCGACAACAGAGGGCAATCAAACGGAAGTTACAACCGGGGATGTCATCAGTTCCGAAATGCAACAACAAATACTTGCAGTCCTGACAGAAGCTGCTGAAGCTTCAGGAACAAATGCTCCCGAAAATCCGCCGGCTACCGTAGGAGCAGTAATGCAATCCTTCATTACTGCCATGAATGACGCTGTACAAACTATTCGCACGTTGTCGGCGAACGCCGAATCAAACGTTCCTGCAGCTGTTGTTTCGGGAGCTTCCCAAAACGGGCGGGATTTTGCGGTTATTCTGGGGCATGTTCCTCATACTGCAACACATTTGTTCGGAATCGAAGATAAATTTTTCTCCCGGGAGAACTGGTGGAATTCGATCACCGCAACACGTGTTGTAAGCAACACCGATTATACAACCGATGAAATATCGGCATTCCGGGAAGCATTCAATTTTTACGGAAAGACGATGAAGAATCGTGTGAACGCATTGGTCGAAAACGGACAGATTGCTTTGCTGGACTACAAAAAAATGATTGCCGGCGAATCTTCGATCGACTATTCCGAGCTGGAAAAAGAATTCGGGAAAAGATACATGGTTCGTCGTCAGGACATGATTATCGCTTATTTGCGTACTCTCGAATCAGTAAACGATATCTTCCCTGTCCGTTCAAACGTTCAAGACAAAGAAACTGTCGTAAATGCATTTTTCAGCGAATTTTCTCAGGCATTCCAGCCCGGACGTGTATTTAAAGGAGGCGTGAAATTCACTCCTGAAATCTACCATGTGGATGACGTGATGTTTAAACATCTTTTTGACAATCTTAAAGATTTGGAACGTCAATATATCGGATATTTGAACAAAGAGGGTTCAAATCCGATGAAATGGACATTTATCGAGTGGCTGTTGGCTAATATTTATACCGTGTTATTCAATGAACAACAGCGCAGACGTGTGATCGGCGTTCGGTGTCCTGTTCAGGAAGGGGTGGACAATCCGGCCGTTCTGGCGGCAGACGGCATAATCCGTTCAATTTGGAGAGTGATCGAGCAACGGAAAATATTGCCGTTTATGGATTTGAAAGTCTATGACGAAACGACAATGCTTGAATATGCCGAAGAAATGTGGCAGATGATTATGGCAATTCTTCCGAATATGGCAGGCATGCGCATGTATGCCAATAAAAAACACCGGCCTTGGTTTCTGAAAAATTTCCGTGAAAAATACTCAAAAGACGGTGATTTTACGGGAGTAAAAGACAGTATTATGGATTTGTCTCCGGAAAGTATCATTTGGGTACCCAATATGGATATGAACGATTATCTTATGTGGGTTACCGTTCCCGGAAATGCCGAAAATTACGAACTTACTCCGGGTGAAATGTATGCTGTATATTTTCAACAGGATTTGGAATCCCTTATTTCCGCAAGTTGGTGGAAAGAAGGTGCAGGATTGCAAATGGCAGGATTGCAATGCGAAACGATCGCGGAACTGGAGAAAACCGGAAGGAGATTTCAATATATCTTCACCAATTATCCCGTTACTAAGCTGCAAGCCGATGAGACCAAATTGAACGGGCTTGACAATACTGTATTTGAAACAGGCGAAAATGCTTCTGCCGTTGCGATAACCGATATTGAGAATGCTTCCGTTGAACGTGTGTACAAGATTATTTGCGGTTCTTTGACAAATAAAACAACAATTAAGAAGTCCGGAAAATTTGAAAATATAAAATCAACATGGGAACCCGCATCTGTCGGAGATTATATTACAGTTTATGCCGAATTGAAAAAAGAAAATCAGACAATTGCCGGAAAACAGGTACAGGTTACGGTTCCCACCGGAAATTTTCTTGAGCTTGACCGCCGGGTAACCGCATAATAATCGTAAGGATGTTAAAGAACATCCTTACGTTTTTTCATTATTATAACTTTAAAAATTAATTATTTATGATATTCGATTTGCCAAAAAACCCGAAAGAGTCAAAGTCAGGAGCTTTAAAGTACAGATTATTCCTTGCTCCTATGACAAGTGTTGATATTGACAATTTTCCGAAAGCGGTTAATGCAACTATCAGCAAAAATGTTTTATTGCCGGGACATGCGTATCATTATCTTGATATTCGTGCAACATCAGTAAAGCCCAATGCACAAGCCGGAGAATCTCCCGCAAACGGGAAACTGGTACTTACTCCCGTTATTGAAGGTATTTCAAAGAAATCTCTTCAATGGATTTATGACATGGCCGGTGAAGAAGTGATCGTCATTTGGGAACGTTGTGCCGACGGACAAACATTTATTGGAGGTTCTCCGTGTTCAAACGGACTCAAAGTGAAATATACATCAATAGGCGATCAGGAAGGCGGTTTTGCAGGGATTGCCCTTTCTTTTGAAGGTGATGAATGCCCTGAACCGTTTTGGTTCTATGACGCCCCCATCCCGCGGGACGATGTTTACAATAATGAACCGGTCGGTGAACTTTAATAATTGTTTTTAATCTTAAATTAAATAATCAAAAGGCACGGTAATCGCTGTGCCTTTAAAGTCAAACGATATGAAATTTTCAGAAAAAAATGATTTTGTCGTTAAACATAAAAATTCGGATTTTTTTTGCAGGGATTTGGAACTTTACAAAAAGTATTATCCGAATTCCGAGTTAAACAGGGAACTTGCACGAGCAAACAGCCATACAAGCACACGTTTGGACGGGCAAATATTATTCGAATTGCTTGATAAGGTTTCACCCGGAGAAATCCTTGAAAACAGAACCCGGAATGAAAATGTTGAATTAAAACCGGTTGCTGTCGAGACGGTTGAGCATGTAAAAGAATTATTCCGAAATGCGGAATTTGATCCGGATAAATTTACGGAAGAATATCTGCAAAAATTCATCGGTAAAACGCTTGATGATGTCAAAGGAATAATTGATTTGTTGCCTGAAAATACCGATGAAGATGAGACGCCTTCGGAATCAACGGGAAATGAATTGCCCGGGGAAGTTGTTTCATCCGAAGAAGAGAACATAACTTCGGAAGTTCAAAAAAAAACAAAAGACAAAAAATAGAAGAATTTCCGGAAATAGATTGGCAAAACAATTCCAATCCCGATATACAACTGTGCATTCTCCTGTATGACGAACGTGTAAATACTTATCAGCGCATGCGGGAGATTGATGTTTTATTGGATGACAATTCCGGACTTGCTTTGGAAATGGTTGAGCTTGATAACCGGAACAGACAGGCTCATTCTGAATTGCAGGCTTACAACAATCATAAAGTATTTGTATATAAGCATCCGCTTGTCATACAGAGAAAACAATACGACGATACGCTCTCCGAATTATATGAAATGAAACGAAACAACCCGGGAGCATTAATAAATGAAGTTGCAAACGTGGCACAAAACATCCGCCGTATTCAAAGCAACATAAATAAAAAGAAATATAAATCCGACGAAGAAAAACAATCCTGGGAACAGAATCTTTCCCGGGCCGAAATAAGAAAAAAAGTATTGGAAGAAGTTATCAGTAAATGATTTTAAAAGGCTCTCATTTTTGAGGGCTTTTTTTGGCTTAAAACCTGTGATTATTTTGAAAAAAACAACGGATTGAATTAAAAAACGTATGGATTTGCATATTTTGATATTTTAAAAATAACTAATTCGCTGATAATCAATGAAAATTCCAAAAAAAATGATATTTGATTTTGCGCGTGTGCGAATCATTTCCGTGCCGCTGGGTATAGGCTTTGTAATGCAAAGAGAGGCAAAAAGGGGTAATATGACGTAGCCCCGTATTTATCGCGCATACACAACTTGACTCATCCAAACTGTCCACTGGTTGAAAAAACACAGATTTTTCCTAAAACCACACCGATTTTTTTCGTCCTTTCCAGCAGCCGAATGGTGATATACATTTGCTTACTAAAAGATGTTGCCATGAAACTTGTATGGACTACCGAAAAAAGAAAGGTAAACGAACTTATCCCGTTGGATTACAATCCGAGAATCCGCAATGAGAAAAAACAAAAGAGGCTATCAGGCAGCCTGGCCAAGTTCAATCTTGTAGAGATACCCGTAATAAACAGGGATAACCGTATCATTGCCGGACAAAGACGCTGGGAAGCTTTTTACGAATCCGGACGTGAACATGAAGAAATAGATGTACGTGTCCCCAATCGTATGCTTACCGAAGATGAAATAAAAGAGTATAATCTTCTGTCCAATACGCATGCCGGAGAGTGGTCACTCCCGATGCTGGAAGCTCACTTCTCCGGTATTTATGAAGAAATAGTAGAGTTACCGGCTGTTACAACAACACTGCCCTCATCAGATACGTTCGACAAAAAAAAGATAGAACAAAAAGAAATTATAGAAGACGAGTTTGATGAAGAGCCTCCCAAAGAGCCGGTTACCGCTCCCGGAGATTTGTATGAGTTGAACAATCATCGTTTGTACTGCGGAGACAGTACAGACAGACATGCCGCAGCTAAGCTTATGGCAGGAAAACTGGCGCAAATGATATTTACCGATCCGCCCTATAATGTAAAGATTAAGGATATTGTGGGGCTCGGTAAAATAAAACACGATGAATTTAAGATGGCATCGGGAGAAATGAACGTAAATCGCTTTACCCGTTTTCTTGAAGATTGTTTTTTGAACCTGATTAAGTTTTCCGAGAACGGTTCGATTCATTACATCTGCATGGATTGGAAACATGTCAATGAGCTTACCACAGCAGGAAAGGTATATACCAAACCGATGAACCTTATCATATGGAAAAAAAACAATGGAGGCATGGGAACATTCTATCGTTCCCAACACGAACTCATATTCATTTATAAAAACGGGAAAAAGAAGCACATAAATAACTTCGGACTCGGAGAATCGGGAAGATATCGAACCAATGTTTGGGAATATACCGGCGTTAATTCGTTCGGTTGCGAACGGGAAAATTTAGAAGATCATCCGACGGTTAAACCCGTAAAACTTGTAGCCGATGCAATAATTGATTGCAGTGAATTATACGGAATCATTCTTGATCTTTTCATCGGCTCCGGAACAACAGTCATCGCTTCAGAGCAGACAAACCGTGTATGTTACGGAATGGAAATGGATCAGAAATATTGCGATCTTACGGTTCGCCGATATTTACGATTTATGAATCAACACAATATGCAAGTTGTAATTAAGAAAAACGGTAAGATTCTTACCGGAGACGAACTCAAAATGTATGAAAAATGACTTATTCGGATAATTTATTAAACAAAATAAGCAGCTTCGGGATATTGGGGTATTCCGTGGAAAAAATAATCGATTTGACGGAACCGGATGATCCAGATCGATTTCGAATCGATTTTTCGACACCCGGAACAGAGATTAACAAAGCTTATCGAAAAGGAAAAACAACCGGTGAATATAATTTGGATAAAAGTCTTTTCGATAAGGCAACCAAAGTACATGATACGGTATCTAACACCATTCTCGACAATCGGATGGACAAAAAGCGTGTCAATGATAAAATATTTGAAAATTTCAATTTATGATAGAGCATTTGCAGAAGCTTTCTCCGGAAATTGTCGAACGCTTCCTGGAGACTCGCGATCCGGTTCCTTTCGGAATACCTAAACCGCTTGCAGATTACATTCTTCAACTCAATGAAGCGTCGAATCTGCACAGAAGATACCATTCCATTTCGGAATGTGCAAAAAAGCTTCAACAGGTATACCCCAACCTTTCCGTACATACATGCAAAAGTCGGATATATGATGCGATTAACTATCTGAATGTTGATTGTACCGTAACTTCCGAAGCATGGTACTTGTATTACGCTGATATGTTTATGAAGTTGTTTGAGGTGAATTTGGTCGGACACAACTTTCATGAAGCTCGTGTATGCCTGATGAAATCATGTGAGTATCGGATAAAAGCGTCGGCTAATGCCATTGATCCGGAAAGGATCAAATTCAAACATCAAATTGTATCGGCGGAGATGGAACTCGAACGGATGGGAATAAAAAAGAAGGGGCTTTTAAGTTCTTTCCGACAAGCAATTTCAATTATTGATGGCATTGATACAAATGAAATCGAAAAACAACGGCTTATTGATGAAGTACAAAAAGAATTGAATATAACGGATACTGATCATGAAGAAATCGGAGATTAGCGAAACTTTCACCCGGGTTTATCTTTCCGTCGTTCAGATTCTTGTAAAATTGGCCGATACAATGTTTCTGTTTTGCGAACTCGGGCGCGGATCCGGAAAAACCACACATATACTCGCACCCCGTTTGGATCGTGTACAAGCAAGCATGCTGGGATCGATTGTTGTGCTTGCAGCCGACACTTACCGGAGTATTTTCGACAATATTCTGCCGGGAATTCTCGAATATTTCAATGAACATTATGAACGCGGAATATATTTTGAAATAGGAAAAGAACCTCCGATACATTTTAAAAAATGCTATACTTACATTGCTGATTGGAAACATACGATATCGTTTTGTAACGGTTGTGTCGTTCAATTTGTATCATGTGACCGTCCTGAATCCATGTTGGGAAAAAATGCGGCCCATCTTTTGGTTGACGAAATGCTCCGTATTCCCGAAGATAAGTTTATCGAACGTATCATTCCCGCATTGCGGGCCGATCGTTCGAAATTCGGGGATTCGCCTTATTTCATGGGAATATCCGGATTTTCTTCCACTCCTAATTTTGAAACCGACGAAGACTGGTTTCTGGAGTACGAAAAGAACATGAATAAAGAATTGGTCGACTGCATACAGGAAATAGCGTATGAGATTGATTTGCGTTTGCAGGAACTTGAAATCGAAAAAAAATCGCTTAATTGGCAAAGAGCCAAGCAACTTGAAAAATTTGTCGAAAGATGGACAAAACGTTTGTCTATGTTCAGGAAAGGACAAACTTTTTATCTGCGGGCTTCGTCGCTTTCGAATTTGAAAATTTTGGGAATAGATTATATTCAAAACCAAATGAAATCCATTAAGGATAAAGACAAACTTTACACTTCCATTTTTGCCATCCGGAAACTGAAAGTGAAGGACATGTTTTTCGGCAAATTCGGAAAACCACACTTGTACGACAACGGTTATGATTACGAATACATCGATCAAATTTCCGCAGGCGACAAAATTGAAGATTCGGCCAAACATCTGAGATATTACGACAAGAAACAACCGTTATATGCCGGATATGACCCGGGCCCGTTTTCGTCAATTGTATTTGCGCAACGTAAAAAACAGGCGAAAGAATTCAGAGTCTTAAAAAATATGTGGGTTATTCACCCCGATCAACAAGAAGAACTTGCAAAAAAAATAGACGATTTTTTTAAAAATCACGACAAAAATCAAAAAGTCATTTATTTGCATTATGACCGGGCAGCAAATCAACGTGATCCCGAATGGAAAAAATATTATCCGAATGCCAAGCCGGCGGGAATAAACGATACAGATGCTATTTTGCTGAAAAAAGAGCTTACGGCTCTCGGATGGACAGTTCACCTGATGTCTAAAAATCAGAAAACAATTTATTATTCGCAACATTATCGCCTGTTGAATTTGTTGTTCGGCAAAAACGACGGTAAAAGAGATACGATTCTGATCGACAAAAATGAATGTGAACAGCTTGTTTCTTCCATTAACCACTCACCTCTTAAACGTCATGAGGGACGAATTTGGCTGGATAAAAGCAGTGAAAGCCTTCCGTTCGATGAACAAATATATAATTCGACCCAAATTGCGACAGCCCTCTTGTATTTATTATGGGGTGAATTTCACAAATTGCTTCCCGATTCGGATCAGGATACTGTTGTTCCGCAAGGCGCCGGAACGTATTCCGCACGCGGATAATTTTTGTTTTTACATAAGATAAAAATACTTAAAACATTGATTACAAGCTAATTATGAGTGTTTATTCTTTGCACATTCCGAAAAACAATGCCACCTTTACAGTGCAATAAACAACTGATAATAAGGTATATATGGAAACTTTAATTCAAAACATTTTAGGCCAGACAACAACTAAAACCAATAAAATTCAAAAATTGATTTTATTGGGTTTAACCCGCAAGCGCATTGCTGAATTGGTTACTAACGGAAATTACGGTTTTGTTCAAAATGTGTATGCCAAGATGCGTTTGCAAGGTCAACTTGGTAATATAACACAAACAATAAGCACAAATACATTCAACCGCCAATTCGGAGTTGAATTTGAAGCCTACAATGTAGAAAAGACAACTTTAAAGAATAAACTGAATGCAGCCGGAATCAACTGTGAGATTGAAGGGTACAATCATACGACAAGGAGTCATTGGAAAATAGTAACCGACGGATCACTTACCGGATACAACACCTTTGAACTTGTATCGCCCATTTTAAAGGGAGAATCGGGATTAAAGGAATTAAAAACCGTATGCCGTGTTCTCGGAGAATGCGGAGCAAAAATAAATAAAAGCTGCGGAATCCATGTACATTTTGATGCTGCAGGATTCGACCTCGACTTATGGAAAAGAACTTACATCAACTACGCCCGGTTGGAAAGAGTAATTGACAAATTTATGCCCGCAAGCAGAAGAAATAATAACTACTGCAAAAGTTTAAAAAAAATCTCTAACTTTGAAAGTAAAATAAACGGAAGCGAAAATTTAAATCAAATGGCATTGACGGTATTCGGATCAAACCGGTATTATAAAATAAACCCGGTAAGTTACAGCCGGCATAACACCTGTGAATTTCGCCAACACAGCGGGACGGTCGAATATGAAAAAATAAGCGGCTGGATTAAATTCTTGAATAATCTGGTGGAATTTTCAAAAAGCAACCTGATAACCGACGCGACACTTGAAGGATTACGCAGATTTAACGATGACGAATTAGTGAATTATTACAAGCAGAGAACCATTAAATTAGCATAACAATGAAAAAAGAAATTTACAAATTGAAGGACGGCGGTATAATCACCGCCTCTTCTCCGTTTGAATTTGTCACCCGTCTTCGGGAGGGAAGCAAATTCGATTCGAATTGTACCGACGAAGAATATATGCTCCGGTTTGCCGGCAGGTATAAAATTCAAACCGGAAATGATATCCGTACAACCGGTGCCGATGAATTCTTTTCGGATTTAATAACATACGGTTACATCTCAACCTGATTGTGGAATAAATATGTCCTTTCACAGCTCGCTTTGGCGGGCTTTTTTTGTGTCATGGAAAATCAAAAAACGATATCCGGGTCGGAAGCCATCCGTCGGGCGCGTAACCTAAAATACGTTTCAGGGGCTTATTTCACGCTAGTTCATTTGTCTGCGAATTTGAAAACAAAGGAATGCGGACAGCTTGTGAAAACGGAACGGTGTAGAGTTCGCCCGGCGCTTCGGGAAGATACATTTCAATTAGACGGGGATTTATATTTTCCGTATGAAGATTTGGATACCGGGCAACCGAAAATGTGTTTTAAAAAGTTGATGCGCTTCGTTGCTTTTCCGCCCGATTATGAACTGCAAAAAATAGATTGGTTCGATGGAACAGAAGATTGAAATAAAAAATGGTCGTGGATGGGCCGCCGTTCCTTCATGCGGTGTATTGACATTCGAAATACAGGGAATTGCCGAACGTGAAGATATTCGGCAAAAGGAATATCAAAATATTTATTCAAAATATATCACCGAAAATCATACGATGAAAATCGGTGATTTTATAGTGCCGATGTGGGGGGAAGGGCATAATTTATACCCGCAAGAAGTTTTCTCGACCACTTCCGAAAATAAACTTTTTCCCGAAGTCATTAAAAAACAGGTAAATTTTTTATTCGGCAAAGGGCCGCGACTATACCGGGAAATCATCCAAGGCGAAGGAGAAAAACAGCGTCGGGTACGGATTCCCGTTGAAAATCAGGAAATACAGGATTGGCTTAATTCGTGGGAAGAAGCCGGATATGATCATTATTGGGGTTACCTGAGAAATCTGATCACCGATTATTATTATGTGAACACTTGTATTTCTCAATATCATTTCGGAGTTGCCCGGCGAATACGGCGTCAAATAGGACGGGAATTGAAGATATTGGCGTTGAGTTATGTCGGTTCGGACGAAGCTCGTCTGGCGACAAAAGAAACCGATATCCGCAAAAGAATCAAAAATGCCGATTGCAAGTTCATTATACTTGGCGACTGGTTTAATCCGAACGGATACGATTTCGAAGTTTACAACCGCTTTGATCCGTCCGATCCGTTCAAATATCCGACTGCGATCGCATTTAACTCGGATAAAACTTTCACCAAATGGATATATGCGTTTAATGATTGGTTCAAAGGATTGTCGGAATGGATTAAAGCATCCAATCTTTCTCCCAAATATTTGAATTCATATTTGAAGAATGCACTGAATGCCCATATACATGTAATTATTCCCGGTAGCTGGTACATTCAGCAAAAGGAAATCCTGCAAAATATTTGTAACGAGAATTTTACGGAAGATTATCCCGTTCAATCGGAATACAGGGGCGTTAAACTTGTGGATGACAAAGGAGAGCCGATCCGCTTCTATGAGACAATGGTTGACCGGTTGATTGCCTGTGAACTCAGGGAAATAACCAAAATGATGACCGGTGAAGGCAAGAATCAGGGAAAACTTTGGGCTTCCACCAAATGGGGCGAAGACGGATGGGAATTTAAAGAGTTTCCCGGAAAGTTCAAAGAATATTTTGAAACGGTTATCGCTTATGATAAACGTGCCGATCAGGTTATTCTTGCGGGAAAAGGAATTAATTCATCCATTACGAATGTGGAAAACGACGGCGTTATAAGCAAATCAGGCAGTGACGTGTATTACAATTACCTGATTTATATCGCTTCATTGACACTGGACGAATATTTTGTCACCAAAGAAATCAACCGGGCAATTCATCTTAATTTCCCGGAAGCAAAAAAACAGGACATCAGATTAGGATTTTGGATTGACATACCCGCCAAGCTTCAGGATACGACTCCTTCCGAACGCCCGAATCAAACTGCTACTGCAGACACAAAATCCGATATTCAAAAAACAGAGGAACAATGATACAGGTACCGTTCAAAAGGGAAACTTTTGCCGTCGAAATGAAACCAAAAATATCGGGTGCAAATCTTTCTCTCGAATTCGAAAATATAGAGAGCAGCTTATATAAAGTTGCCGCTACCGTTCCCGGAAATATCTCGCAGGAACTCTATGACCGGCTGGTAAAAAATTACATCAATAATACAACCGACGATAAAGAATTAACGGCTGTTGATTATTTGCAACGGGCAATGCTGCATTTTACCGTTTTTGAGCATGTGATTTTTCTGATTGCGCAAATTTCCAATGATGGAATTACCACCAAAAAGAATGATAGCGAGACTACTATTTTCAAATACCAACAAGATGAACTTAACAACAAACTGATTACAACCGGTTGGTTCTGGATGAATCAATTAATCCAATTCTTGAATAAAAATGAAGAAGTTTTTTCCGAGTGGGCTGAAAGTAAAGAAAAAAAAGCATTTGATGAATTGCCCGTAAATCTGTCCGATTTCAATAAATGGGTCGGAGTTGAATCCACCGGCGGTGAATACTTCATGCTGAGTGCAGGGTGGATTATCCGTGAAGTATGGTTGGATTGTGTTTGTTCCCGGATTGAAAAACCGGAAAAAACGGATTCAATATCCCGTGCCGTTTGCTATGAAGTTATGGGACGTGCATGTGAACGGCTTGCTTATTCATGCCTTCCCGAACCGGTAAGAAGGGATATAGACAATGAAATGGGCAAAAATCACAAACAGCAGGCCGACAAAGATATACGGGAACGCATTGCCGAAAAATTCTTAATCAAAGCCCGATTGTATTGGAATATCGTTGATTTGGAAATCAAGAAAAAAGAAATTGCCGGACAAAAGAAAGAACGAAGTTCACAACCTGTCATCGGTCAAAAAAATATTACGGAAGAGGATAAATTCTGCCTTTCATGAAAATAATCAGGCTAAATGAATCACTGCTTACTCTTCCCGATTGTTGGGACGATTTAAAATACAGGCAAAAATTATTTGTTTTTTCATTGCTTATGAAGCTTTATGCAAGGGAAATATCACCCGAAGTCGTGCGTTTGAAAATGTTGATATATTTTACCGGATACCGGCCGAGTACATTTTTTTGGAGCAAAACCGGCATTCAAATACGATTTTATTTTCTGCTTATCCGGACGATTATCACAAACATTCCGTTTTTGCTGAAGTATGGGTGGAAAGAATATACTTCATTCCTCAGCTTGTGGAAAGATGCATACAAGCCCGAATCTCAGGATCGGAAACAACGGGAAATCATAAATTTTAATCTTCTGAAGTTGTCGGAACAGTTGGATTTTGCCTTTCATGTGGAAGATATGCAGATAATTCCGAATCATAAATTCAAAAAGAATCCCATTCCTTTTATCCGGATCTGTAACCGGAAATACCAAGGAAAGAAGTTTGACCTTGATATTACAGCCAAAACAAACATTTCCGCACGGGAATTTGCAGATGCTTACGACCTTTTTGCCGCCATCGGCAAAATGCCTTCGGATGAAGAAAAAGAAGAATGCATCAATCAACTTTGCGCCATTCTTTATCCCAAACTGGAAAATCACAAAGAGAATCTTGTTTCAGGACATATAAAGAATATGGAGAAGGTTAATCCGATATTGAAATTCGGTATTGTTTTTTGGTTTAACGGCATCATTGATTTTTATACGACTCATCCGATTTACAGTATTTTATTTAAAAAAAATCAGGAACCCGATTCTTCCAAAATCCGCCTCGGTATGAATGAAGTCGTTCTTTTCCTGCAAAAAGAGGGATACGGTAATCCTGACGATATGAACCTGAACGATTATTTCGATTCTCAAATTAAATCCCTCAAGGACTCGGTAAACATGGCATTGGCAAAGGGAGCCAAAATTGAAGAAATAGCCCGGGAAACCGGCATTGGTATATCAATTATAAATCAATTGACATGAATATGGATTTAATTATCGACTTATTCAAATATTACTCCCGTTTTGTGCCGAAAGAAGCATTGAAAAAAATATTCATACAGCCGGAACAAACAAGAAAAAACGGTTATCCTGAAATTGAAACGGAAGTTCTTTCTTTTCCGGGAACAAATGTAATCGAAGAAATAGGCACCTTTATCGTGTCGGTCAATGAAGATTTTCTTTCCGAACGGATGAAAAATGCCGCCCGTTTTATTTTGTTTGTCGAATACGGAAAATTCAGCATTACTCACGGAATTTCCAACGGAGCGTTGGAATCCCTGTCAATAACGGTGGCTCATAATTTATCGAAAAACAATAACGATAACCTGAATGAAATCATACTGATGAATGATTGCTTTAAAATTCTCGACACAATTATTCGACAAATGAAAGAAGATCAGGAAATGCTCGATTTTTGCGGAGATTCCGAGTTGATAAAATACCCCGTCGAATATCAGGTTGTCGATCCGGTTGTTTTTTACGGATGCGGAGGTTGGGCCGCCATGTTTCAAAACTCAAACACAATACTATGAATCTGAATGAAAGTCAGAAACAGGCAATAGCCGAATTATCCGTTTTTGACACATGGACAGATAAGTTTGACTATTTGATTGAATTGGGAGAATCCATGCCCGGAGATCTTCCCGGAAGCATCAGCCGAAATTCACGTATAGAGGGGTGTTTGAGCCGTTCTTATTTCAATGCTTTCGTTATTGACGGATATATCCGGACGGAAGGGTGGAGTAACAGCAATATTGTTGCCGGAATCATAGTTCTGGTTTCCCGGATATTTAACGGGATATCCGTTCGGGATTTAAGAGATGCGAATATATATTTTCACATTGATTCCGGACTTTCCGAAAACTTAACCTATCGAAGAAAAATGCTTTTGGATGAGATAATCCGGCGAATAATTGTCCTTTCGGAAATATAGTCTGTTTATTTATTTTGATGAAAAAATTAAAATTAATTATTAAATGGAATCAACTATCACGGAATTATCTCAACAAAGCATCGATTTTGGCAGAGCAATTGCCGATTTGGGAGCACTTGCCGTTATCGGAGGTGTTTTCATGGTATTCGTATTGCTTATGCTTTCTTTTTTTGTCTATCAGCTTTTCACCCAACAAAAAAAATTATCGGCTATTGCCGAGTTCAGTGGAAAAGCAATGGGTTATTTTGAGGACACGGCTATGCGTAATGTCAATCTTGACCAGGCAAGAGGTTTGATATCATTCGAACTTGAACGGGCCAAAAATGAAACCGTGATTCAAGTGGTAAAAATAAAACAAAAAAACAACTTGGACGATACGGATGCCGTTCAGGATAAGATCGTAATTTTTTTGGACAGGCTGTATTCATCAAGTGTGTCGTTGCTTCGTAAGTTTGATTTTCAGGGTAAAAGTCTTTCAACTTTTATGGAGAGTAACTGGAAAGAAACGGTAAAAAAGCAGATGATAAAGGATTGCCTGAATCATGAAATAGACATTCACCGTTTGGAAGAATCTTATATCGTTTTATTCTCATCTTTCAAGGCAAGTTTTAATTCTAAAATAGACGAAATATGATTATCCTGCCTGACAACGGCCACGGGAAAGAGACTTCCGGACAGTGCAGCCTGCAATGGTCTGATAAATCTCGACAAAAAACGAAAAACCAACCAAATTAATAAAGAACAACAATGACCGACGAACAACTCAATCGGATCCTTCCGGACTCGACGCAGGCGAATCGGAATAAATATCTGATGTACTTTAACCGGTATGAAATAGACACGCCGTTGCGTATTGCCACTTTCAAGAAAGAAAAACAATAAAAATTCAGATGATGAAACCGATTCTGTTTGAACAACTGGTTCCCGAAAACCGGGAAGAATTTAAAAGTAAAGTCGCGGAAATCGCCGGGCAACTGGACGTGAATCCCGATTGGCTGATGCTTGTGTTTTATATCGAGACGGCAGCCGTCCGGTACGGCGTGATCAATCACCGCATCCAAAACAACATCGGCGCAACGGGGTTGATCCAATTTATGCCGGCAACGGCAAAAGCGTTGGGCACTTCCGGTGATGCGTTGAAGAAAATGAGCAATGTCCGGCAGCTCGACTACGTTTACAGGTATCTTTTGCCGTACAAAGGGCAAATGAAATCCTTCACCGACGTATATTTTGCCGTGTTTTTCCCGGCGGCAATCGGGAAATCCGATGATTGGGTTTTGCAGACGAAAGGATTGAGTCCCGAAAAAATAGCGTGTGCCAATCCGTTGTATGACCTTGACAGGGACAAAAAAATCCGCGTTTCCGAAGTAAAGCAAAAAATTTTAACGTTCGTTCCAAAAAATTATAAATTATGAAAGAAAGATTTCGTAATATAACCAGAATCATTAACGGCGGGTATAATGGTCTGGCCAACAGGGAGGCGATTTATGCACGCGCAAAAAAAGTATTATGCGGATAATCCCGAACATCTTCATTCTCCTGTCCGTTATATTATTGGCAGGATGCTCC